TTTTCCTCCGGTGGTGGTGCCCTTCTCATTAATACGTGCGCTTCCAATTCTTACTGCCATAATATCACTCCTATCAATAAGATGACGATTACTCGCCCCCTGAATCACTACTGTTAATCTGTTCCTCCACCTGTGACCGGATATGTTTGACCAATGGCTGCAAGAACGCTGGTATCTTAACGCCCATATCCTGGATATTTTCTAATATACTAATAATCTCATTACAGATCAGCCACATTGCTACAATGCATGCAATTAAGAATGTCACCGGAGATTTCCAGCCAATCGTAGTGGATGCATATAATAGCATTTCGTCAATAATTGCTCCGACCACTACCAAGAGCCACATGGAAACTTTCTTGAAGATTCCACGGATACTCTTGTAAGAGTTAATATCCTCTGCTCTGTACTTACTGGCCATAAGACCAGTCATGTAGTCAATCAGATTGCATGTCACCAACAGGATCACCGGTACTGCCAATACTCCAAGGAGCGCTGACAGGAAGGCGAATACCGCTGTGAAAATAGCTTTGATGTAATTAGCCTGTTCCATTTTCATATACCTCACTTCTTTCTTATTGTTGTAAAATTGCGTATAAAAATAAGACCACTAGGGTCTTGCACGTATTTCCATATATCCTCCTTTCTGCATAGAAAAAGAGAGGCGTTAACCTCTCTCATCTTTCTTTTTCTTGCCCTTTCCTAATAATGGATTAATAATAAATATTCTAGTTGTAGCAAGTAATATCATAATACAAATTACTACAAATACATTTACTACTATTATTCCCCAAAATACATCACACATATTTTGTTTTGTAAGTTCGAATGTAATATTTGCATTAACTGTAATCAAAGCAAATATTGCAACAAATACAGATATAATGGATATTATATTTGCATATAAACCATTAACATTTTTACTTACTTCATCATACTTTTCAGCCAAATCATCATATGCATCTTTTGCGTTTACAGTTTCTTCTTTCATAACCTTACGCATATTTTCTAAATCATCAACTGTCATACCTTCATCTATGGCATAATAAATCCTTCCACTATTTTTAGCTTTAAATGAATATACTTCTTTTTTCTCAATCAATTGATTTAAACATTCTTTGCAAGTAGCTTTTGATATTCTTAATTCTTCAGAAATATTCGCTACCGTCATTGCCGGTCCTCTATATAATAGTTCTTGAATTTCTCCTCTTATATTTCTGTCCATTTTACGTTTCACTCTCCTTCCACCGTAATTATACAGCAGAAGGAGAGGTCTGCCAATGATTACATAGTATCTCAAACATGAAAATACCAACCACCGTATTGATGGTTGGTAGATGAATATTTCTAATCTTCTTCTGGTTTAATGTTACAGGTACTAAATGTGTATACATGGATTTCCACATTATCACTCTCTATCAGCAGGAAACTCCCATTCTTCGATATATAGCGAAGTAGTTAACGTTCCATCATCGTTTACTCTTAACATATACTTCGTTCCATTAGGAGAAGTGAGCACAACGGATTGGTTATGTTTTACAAATTCAATAGGTTCATAAAATTTTGCATAATGTCCACTGAAATAGTATCCCATTCCCTTCATGTCATTTCCAATTTGAACAAATCCATACTGCCCATGTTGAGGATGATAAACTTGGAAAGCAATTTCATCTTCATAGTAATGCCCCATCACCATAGTTCCACGCCATGTTCTTTCTTTGTTCCACGCTTCAAAAACATGTCCTCCATGTGCATATGGTTGTGTGCTCGCTCCTTCTGTAAATCTTCCGTATTTAGGAATAACTGAAACCATTCCATCTGTTTCTATTGTCCCATGAACTTCTGTGTACATAGGAACTTGTGAGCCATATTTTTCTTGACCAAATTTATAGGTTTCTTTTCCGTCTGGATTTAACTCTGCCCATTTTTCCCAATCTTTATTTGGAACGGAATCAATTTTAATATTTTGAAGATTTGATGCATAAATTCTTGTTCCAATAAGACCATTGATTGCTCTACATTGTTTTAAAGCCGAAAAATTGCTTTGAATGTCCATCTCATTTTGAAACCATTCGATTTGCTTAATTAGATGTAAGCAATCATCTAAAGAAGGTTCATTTCCCTCACCGAAAATTTTAGTTAGGTTTATTGCGACACCTTTACGGAAATATACATACACATTACCTATATCTTCTGAATTATCAAAATCACCTCTGAAACAATATTCTGATCTGCCTTTATATGATTGTAATCCAAATATGTAGTTCCATTCATTTGCCGTTGGGTTTATAACAGTATTTTTTGTAAATGCAGTTTGAACTTTAAACGTTATATTGTATTGTCCAGTAATCATACATTGACACCATAACAGCATAACATCACCATCTTTATTATCTTCTGTTTCTAAACTGCCATATGTTTGTGGTGATATTTGATTAATAACTCTTAAACCATTAATAGAATTGACAAAATGTTTCGATGGAATTAAATTCTTTGCATATAAAGAACATCTTTCTATTTTTTCTTCTACTTCAATTCCCGATTTTTTATCAAGTAACTTATTTAATTCCCCTATTGTATTATTGTACAGATTAAAATAGTCGACTTTACTGACTAATGAATCCATTTCTTCTGTAGATGGTTCATTTCCTGCACCATAATGCTTTGTCAAATTGATAACTATAGGCTTACAAAGTTTTGCGACAGAGTCTTTTGCATCTTCTGAGGTATTATAAAAATATCTGAAATATATATATGATGGAGCATTTTCTAATATCTCTACAATCATAGAAACACGATATTTATTATTTGTAGTAGGACTTGTTATTGTCTTTCTGCTTGAACAAAAACTTTTCACATCAATTTTCGTGCATAATTCATTCAACACTTCAAAATAAAAATTTGTATATATTTTATCACCAACATCAAAAACAAAATTACTATCAGAGTATGTGACTTCGCTATAGTTAGCCCCATATCCAGTCATGGTAGTTACAATATTATTATCTTCAATAATGGAATTGGCTCTAGTTCCTACTATCTCATCACTTTTTAATGAAGATAAATTTTTTAAAATAAATAATCCATCTTCAACGGCAGCTAAATCTTCCTTTATTGAACCAATATCCTCTTTATTGGTCGCCACCTGCTCCCGATCGGCTGTGAACGCTTCTGCTACTGCCTGCATCTTACCCAGCTGTTTACTTCCGGCGTTCTGAATGTCTTGGACTGCTTTCTCGCCGGAAGCGGTAATGTCTTCATTGAGCTGTGTCCCGGCCTCAATCTTCTCACCAAGAGAAGTGTCTAATGCACCCGCTTGCTTCACAGTCGCGCTCAGAGTCTCCTGCATCTCACCTGCAGTATTCGTGGAGCCGTCCAAGGCTGTCTTGGCTTCACCAGCTTTCTGTGTGGATGTATCCAACTCTGTCTTGGCAGTTCCCGCCAACTCCGTGGACTTATCCAACGCCGTTTTAGTATCTCCTGCAGTCTGAATAAACTCGTCCAGTTCTTCCTTGGTCTTTTCTGCTGCAGCTGCACTCTCCGATGCGTTGGCAGCATATTTCCCGGCTTCCGTAGCACTTGCCTTGGCGTTTTGCTCTGCTTGCTCCGCCCGATCAGCTGCGTCATTAACTGCCTTAACTGTCTCCCTAAACAGCTCCGGCTCTTCCGGTGTCCCTGGGACTTCCGGCTTGGTACGTGCCTTGACCGGTATGGCAATCTCATACTCTGTCCTTCCAGCAGTGCCGTCCTCCAGATAAATGTATGCGTATATCGTGTAATCCTGGGAACAGTTGTTGTTCTCCAAGTGGCTGTCCGGAATTGGTACTTCCGTCACGCCATCTACTGTCGTTCCGATTCTGGTCACAGAAGTTCCGCTTGTCTCCTCCAGTGAAAAATGTACCTCTACTACTTTTGGAAGATTACCACCTTGAATCCTTAAGATTTGACCGTAGTTCCACTGATAAGCTTCATCGGCATACGAAATGTCGTCTTTTTTTAATACTACTGTAACAATCTTATTTACTTCCGTCGTCCTCACCTTCTTTCTTATTTTTTTCTTTTTCCATAGCATTCCCTGGCTCTTCATTTGACCTTGAATTCTGTCCTTTTGATTTCCCGCTATTCATAGTAATGCTCCTTAATAATGCTCTGTACTTTCAGTGTAATTAATTATTGCTCCATGCTTTACAGTTATTTTGGTACGGTCAACTTCCGTTATTCCATTTCCATTCCAACCTAATCCACTTATAAGATCAAGAGTTCCACTAAATGCTGTTGCCTCTGTAATATTTGTTATTAATCCACTTTGCACATCTACTCTTTCTCCACAAGCTGAGAAGAATCCATTGGCGCCTCCACGTATATAAGGAACTTCATCATCAAATGCTGCACTGATAATCTCTTGTTTATTCCCTTTTCCATCAGCCGCATACATCGCTGTAAAATCCTTAGAGCCGGAAAATACAGGATCAGAAATTCCTCCACTTTCTTCTCCTTCTTTTAATACGCCCAACGTTACTCGATCTCCGTAATTAGCTACAATGCCTACACTTTTGTAACTTTTGTCAAGTGCACTTCCAGCTCGAAAAGATCCTACATAATGTCCATCACTGTCCCATGCAAAAAGATCAATTTTATTATCATGTATGTCTACCGATTTAAGTCCTGATGACGTAAACTGTCTGAACCGTCCGGTCATCTGCATTTCCCCGGTATCCAGATTCCACCAGCTCTTTCCAGTCTTATCTGATATAATTCCGGCAATGATTGTTCCTGCCATAATTCCTTCTGCAGTCATTGCTGTGGTCCAATCCCAATTCCGTCCATCTGCAGTACGTGTCTTAGATATTTCCAGTCCCTGTGTTCCCATCGCCATAGCTCCATACATAGGACTGGTCTCGTCCAAATCTTCAAATAATATTGCACGTACCGTCATTCGTTTCGCTGCATTCTGCTGATATCGAAGCTGTGTCTGCATCGCATCAAGGACACCGGCAATCTTATCCGCCATAAGTGTCCCATCATCTCGAAATACCGAGGAAATTCTTTCAATCGTGCTGACCATCTGCTGTATAAATGTAGTCTGATAATCTCCCAGCGTCACTGAATCCACACAGTCTCTTATACAATCCCATTTCATACCGATACATCTGGCTTCTGTATAAATGTCAAGTTTCTTATTATAGCAACGGACTGTATCACCCAACCCGATTTTGACCAGATCTTTAAAATCCTTATACTCCTCTGTTCCTTCTAGGTCCACAACTCCAACTGTCAGTGTCACTGCCGGCAGATCTATTCCTAATTCGAACTGTTCCTTGCAACGCTGGATCAGCGCCTGATCAATCTCCTCCTGGCTCTTACAAATGATTGTTCCATTTTCTTCATCGTCCTCCGATGCGTCTTTCTCCATTTTTACATCATCAAAACGAATCTCCTTTGTATACACCTTTGCGTACTTATTGATATTAGGTGAATCCACCCATGCACTGCTGCCATCAATGGTGTAGCCGTTATAGGCAACCGGCACAATACGCGTGACCACGTTCTCCATGCTGATATCTGACTGCACACCATTCATATTCTTGCGATACCGGACCTCTGCTCCATAGTCTCCTCCGACACGATCATTCACAATAATCTTGTAATTATCGTACAGCATTTCGCCACCCCACCTCTGAATGAAAGTCGGTGAATCTTCTCCATTCAAAGCGTCCATCATATTGCGTCGTTCAAAATATGCCGTAGCCGTTCTGGTAATATCGGACTGTGCCGTATATTTGCTTCCGGCCAGCATAATATCTAATGCTTCCTGACCGTTCTTTTCCGTCGGTCTGCTATCGAGTAAGAACAGGTCATCTGCAGAATCCCAGAAAATGGGATAAGCAACTGCAGTAATCGTGTCATCACCCTCTGTGACCGTATTGACACGATCAATCCGGAATAACTGCTTCTTTCCCATAAATGTTGGAACTGCAATAACGGCTTCTTCCTCTATATATTTCCACCGGTTCTCATCGTCAATCGGGTGAGTAATATTCAGCACCCACGTTCCATTTAATTCAGCTTGTACGGTACATTTCTCCGGAAATAATACGGAATCTCCATTTTGATCAAAGTTGGTATTCTGACTGTCATATATCTGTATCATTAATAACACCTCCAGTTGGGAATTATTTCCATTGTCATTGACTCAGGTGTTATCTCAATCGTATTACCACCTGTTTTTAAATAAAGATCCTCATAATCTCCAGTCACATAAGCGTTTACAAGTGTTCCATCACTCTTATATGCAATCTGTCGTTCTGTATCAATAGTACATTCCTGTCCTACATTTACTACAAAGTATTTTCCATTTACTTTTAATCTACAATTTGCATCACCCTTTATCAGATATGTCGGATGGCATTCTTCCCAATTATTTTTTTGCACCTCTTTAATCGTGTGCGACGTCGCACCATCTACACGGTACATATAACCACTGCAAGTAAACGTTGCGATGAACTTTCCAATCTGTCTGCAGGTTCTTTCAGATGTTTCGATTACCACCTTTTTTGCCCTATAGAACCATTCCGGATCATCGTTCATTTTCAGGACTCCATTTTGCTCTTTCAAAAGCCATGCCTTTGCTTCCCTGTATTTTTCTCCCCACTGATTTGGAGTGGTCATAAAGTTCATTTCAATTGAAATCTGAATATCATTCACAGTTCTCTGTGACAAATACAACCTTCCATCGCGTCCAGGAATGTCAATCTGATCTCTATTTATTTCCGGTGCAGGTATATCCGGTCGTTGCACAATATAAATATCATGACTTCTTGCCGTTTCGCCTGCATACGTTACATCATACTCGCTCATCTTACTTTCCTTTCAGCTTGCTTATATCTCTGCTTCTTTCTGTTAATCCATGCTGTGATACCTCCACAACATAATCTTTGAATTCTTTATTTCCAAGGTAAACTCCGACATATACTGGCTGTGATGTCTGACCCATTCCATACCTCTGCATCACTCTTTCCATTGCACTTTCAATCTTATCTCCAAGATTCTGATAGAATGTTCTGAGAGGAAGAACTGCTTCAGTTCCTGCTTCTCCGCCTCCTAAAAATGTATTTCCCATCTGTCCAAAAATCTGAGCGCCTTTCAGGATACCTCCTTCTTTATACCAGCTCACTCCAAAAGATGGAACTTTCGGTGGTTTTAAGGAAAAACCTCCACTGATTCTAAAATGTGGCAATTTGATATGTGGAATACTGATACTTGGAAATCTCAAATTCAAGCCGCTAAACGCCGATTTAATCTGGCTCAGTTTATTTCCAACAATCGTTTTTGCAGATCCAAGTTTACTTTCAAATGCAGATTTGACAGAATCCAGTCTTCCGCCAGTTAATGTATTAATTGCATTGTATTCTATTTGGAATTTACTTTTAATACCAGTCATCATTGCTGCTACAACGCCTTTGATTCCACCTCCGGCAGAATCATAAGACTGCTTCATATTAGTCAGCGCCGTCTTCGTATTACTCAGCGCTGTGTTTATGCTGGTTCCAATCGTCTCTTTTACCCCATCAAACTTATCTTTCGCAGATGTTTTTATAGACTCCCATTTTTCTGATGCTGCAGTCTTCATGGATTCCGCTTTCTCAGTAAAATTACTTTTTAAAGTTTCTACCTTTTCTACCACACCATCTTTCATATCAGAAGCTTTCTGTTTCATATCCTCGCAACTCTGCTTCGCGCTTTCAATTGCTCCACCAATCTTTTCTGCCATTCCGCTGAAAAATCCTCCAATGGCATCAATTGCTGGTCCAATTGTTTCTTTTGCCGCCGCTGTTATGCTATCCCAGTTTCGAATGACCAGAACAACACCTGCAATTGCTGCCGCAATTCCTGCTATCACCAATATGACTGGTGCCGCTGCCGCCAGAGTTCCTCCGATTGCCGGAACAACAGTTCCGGTCAACAGTCCTCCGAGACTTCCCAGGCTTGATACAATTCCAAGTCCTTTTATAGCTGAAATAATTGGTGCAATTTTTGAGATTGCTACCAATAGTGCTCCCACAGCTATGATTGCAGTTTGAACTGGTGCTGGAAGGTCTGCAAAAGCTGACACAACATCTGCAACTTTTTCTGCGACCGGCTCCAGATTCAGGATAATATCAGCGACCTTTTCTCCTACACCCGAAAATGCGTCCTGTACTTTTCTCCATGCCGCTTCCATTCGCTGTGATGAAGTAGTAGTGTTATCATTTAATTGCTGAGCTTTTCCACTTACATTGTCAAATGCATCTCCTACCGGCGTAAGTGATTCTATGAACTTGGTATTGCCGTCTTCTGCCATTGTTCCAAATGCTTTTGTAGCCATGTTCATTTTTTCCTGCTGATTCGTACACCCCTGTATGTCACTAACAATCGAATTTATAACATCTTTCTGGCTAGCACCGCCATTTTTCCACTGTTCAAAGACTTCCTGAGTATTAGACGAAAACATATCCAGCGAATCAGATATCGTTCCATCTGCCAATCTTGTAGTAACTTCATTAATCGCATCGTTGACCTTGTCCAGATTATACGCTCCGCCGTCAGCACCATTTTTCAATAACTGGAAATATTCAGATGCTGAATATCCTGCCTGTGCAAATTTTCCGGAATACTCTGTGATGTTATCACCCAGTTCATCTGTTTTATCAAGTCCTTCCTGCGTTCCGGTAACAAGATAATCCATAGCTTCCGTAGCAGATAATCCGAATTGATTCATCAACTGATTAACTCCACGGATTGACTCGGACATATCTATCCCATAAGTATTCTCCAATATCAAAGCTTGTGAGGTAACGTCCTGAAGATCCTGTTCATTCAAATCTTTAATATTGTCTTTTACAGTAATAACAGCCTCCGCTACATTATCCATAGAATCACCAAGACCGCTTTCATATACATTCTTGATAACTCTTGCATTGGCATCTGCAGCAGCTCCGGTCTCATCAAAGCGTGCATTTACTTTTTTCGTAGCATCTTCAATACTCGTAAATGACTCAACTGCTTTTGACCCGAGATCCTGAATTTTTTCACCGGCACTGGAAAGCTTCTCTGTTGCTTCCATCATATTTCCGGCAGATAACTTACTGGACATTTCGTCCAGCTTTTCCCCTGTCTCGTCTGCAGAGTCCTTCAGTGTAGATAATCCGGTCGCAGCATCTCTGGTTCCATTTTTCATCTCATCAAGAGCTGTGTTATTTTCTTTTATGGAATTTTCAAGCTTGCCAATATAAGCTTCCGTCTCATTCATGGCAACCTTAAGCTTCGACACGGTTTCAGCCTGCTTATTAAATGCATTTTCTGCCTTGACCGCCTCGGCTGAGTTCTTTCCAGACTCATCAGCCGCCTTTTTTACTGCATCTGCCAATTCTTTCAGTTTTGCAGTTTCTTTCTCCATCTGCTGCTCATACAGCTTTGATTTTTCTTTTTGGGCATCATACTGTTTCTGCAGAACTTTTGTCTTTGCAATTAATGCTTCCTGACTCTTTTCGTTTCCGGCAAATTTTCCAGAAAGTGCATTCATTTCAGAACCGCACTCGCGTAATGTATTATTGATTTTCTTTAGTTGTGCAGTAAACTCGGCTTCACCTTTAATACCAATACGTGGTCCGATATCATATCCCATGTTTTTCTCACCTCTCTTTTAATCCAGATCCGGAATGTACTGTTCGGAATTATATGCACGTCCAACATCTTGCAATCCTTCACTTGCCAGGTACAGATCTATCAGATCTTCCAGTTCACCAATTGGCATACATCGGTATTCGCACACCGGTATTCCAATTTTTCTTGCATATAAGTCAAGCCAGGCAGATGTATTTACACCTGCCCGGCTTCCATGTTTTTTGAATCGTCTTCAATTGCTGTTACTTCTTTTTCCTGTCCAATGTCTACACACTCTTCAATTGCTTTTGCGACCGCATCCATATCTCTAAGCTGCAGTCCGATTTCCAACACCTCTTTTGGAAGCGGTGTCCATTTTCCATCAATGACCGGATCGTCTTCTTTTGTTGGAAGGTCTTTCTCAAAATAATTTTTGTATGCACAGCCCTGTGTGATCAACATTTCCAGTACTTCCGTAATCATATCAATCGTGTCTGCATCTAATTCTTTATCCGTAATTTTTGAAATTGCATTTCCAACACTTCCAGATTTCTTGGCAAGTATCTTCATTGCCTGTAAAGAAAAAGACATTGGGTAATTTTTCCCGGCCACGTTAATATATGTAAGTCTGTCCATTATTTAACCGCCTTTCCTGCCTTTTCAGTCTGTGTCTGTACTGTAGTGTTCTTGGATCCAAACACTGCAAGAATGTACTTCGTTGCATCATCCTCTGTTGCCATGCCTTCTTCTGGCGAAACTTTCCACGGATGATTGTATTTATCATCGACTTGCGCGGATCTTGTAATTGTTCCGGTAATTTCCTTTGTCTGCCAGTCAATACTCTCACCTCTTGTAGTGGCTGCATCTGCAGGAATATCAAACACAACTCTCGGAAATACAACCGGAAGATAACTTGTAACGCTATCAATCTCGTGTTCCTCAATGATTCCGAATCCTTTATAAGTTGAATTCTGTGAATCGTCCAGAACAACTTCCTTAACTGTATCCTCTCCAACAGTTCTTTCAACTGTCTTTGCCCCTACAATCTTCGCAGACAACTTTGGCTCAAAATCTGAGGTCTTAAGCGTCAGATCTCCACTGGTAAATATACCTTTCGAAGATTCCTGCACCTGGTTATCCGCATACAATTCCTTTTTATCTCCGGAATTAATCTTGACACTATACTCTACTGCATGGTCTGCGATATACGGTTCTCCGTATGTCACTTGATTACCGTTTGCTGTATAATCAGCCACAATCGGCTTTGATAATCCTTTAATAGCCATTTATATCTTTACCTCCTAGTCCATCAGCTCCGTGCAGGCTTCTTCCATTTTCTTATCCATAGCCTCCACTGCTGCCTTTCTTGATTTGTTTACTGCACTTCTGATCACCGGTGTTTTCTTTCGAAAAGAGGTACCACTTTCTACTGAACGCATCAATAATGCATTTGGTAATCCTTTTGGATATTTTTTGCTTTTTGTCTGTCCATATCCGTCAAAACCGGCTTTTGTATTAATGTAATCTCCATTGTTTTCAATCGGCGCCAGACCAAATGCATCAATAAGATCTGCTTTTTGTCTCTTGGAAACACCGGTAAGCATCTTGTCTTCCGTCCCCTGTCCATTATCGACTGGTAATGATTTTAGTCCGCTTTTAATAGAATCTGCTACCACACTTGCTCCTTCATACACCGATTCTTTTATAATTTGCTCTGAATCCTTATACAGGCTCCCCAATCTTTCCGCATATTCTTCCAGTCCCTGTACCTGCATCTGAGCCATTGCCTACACCTCCCAAATCCATTCGTAATGGATATATTCTGTTTCGTCCTCATACTGCACGGAATTAAGCTTGTATGAAATTTCATATAATTCCAAAGCCCCCTGAATCTCCTCTACTACCGGATCTGCATCGTCTTTCGTAAAATAATCAATAGTTCCTTGGATTACCTGATTCTTTTTATTGTCCGCATGCCCGGAATTGCCTTCTCCGTCTTCCGCCCAGACAATATACTTATCTTTCTTTTTCGAAGCTTCGAAGTGATAGACATCTTTTGAAACTGTCAGCAATGCATCTCGAATCCGGTATATCTTATTCCAACTCATACTCTTCATTTATCCTTTCCAGGCTAAGTTTTGTAATTGGCAATTTGTCCTCATTTACCATATGTTGGACAAGACTGCATCGATATTGGCAGCCATCTTCCAGAATACACACATTATTACTTGTTATACTCCTGTCTTCCCAGATATGGATTACATTTGCAATCTGTACCTGAGCCTGCAATGCTGTAAAATACCTCGTAATTCCGACCGTCTCATATCCAAAGAACTGTTCCGACCGGACTCTCAATCTAATCTTTGGTTTCATTCCAGGCTCGCTTACATTCACTACATCACAAATCTTTACAATACCATCATCACACGTCATCAGTCTTCTCCTTCTTTGCCTTTTGAGAAATCAGAAGATTATTCAGATCCCACCGCAAGAACCTTGGCATTGCTGTATCTGTTCCGGCTCTTTTTCGGAACAGATAGGCAGCATATTCAATCTGTATCGCAGTGTATTCTGTTGTGTCTTCCTCTTTGATTCCCTCCCGGCTGATTCGTTCTTTTGCAGATTTCAAAAGAAATCTTAAATACTCATCATGTGCGTTTGTATGAATTCCGAGATCATGTTTTAACAGAATGAGTGTTTCAACTCTTCCCATCTATGCTGCCCTCCATTTTTTTAGGCTTCTCCTGCAAATTTCGGTGCAGTAGTATCTGGAGCCTTTCCAATACCATATATCGCAAAAGCTTCACGGATAATCAGATCTCCATCATATCTTGCTGTTCCACGGAATACCGTCTGATCATTGAGGAATCTCGCATGTTCAGACTGGTCAATTTTGGTTCCCGCTCTTTCCACAAGAATATAATTTGCAAAATATCCAAAAATAAATGTATCATCTGGAATGTAGCTCAGTTCAACAATATCTCCTCCGACAACTGGCATTGTTGACTGTGCTCCTCCGGCCACGATTGCTGCTGCCGCATTCACTCCGATTGACTCTGCAAGAATTTTGGTATGTGTTTTCTTGTTCATTACCCAAACAAGGTTTTCTGTATCATAGTCGTTATCAACAATCCCAGACGTTTTCACAATATCCTGGAAAAGCTTTGTGCCAGAAGTAGCTGTTCCTGTGATTACGTGCGTCTCTGATAAATTTTCCCATGTTCTTCCATTCTTCGGATAATCCTCCGGTGCTGTTTCTGCAAGGATACTTGTCACGATTCCCATCGGCATTTTTACATTTTTTCCATACAGGATCACTTTGTCTACCGCTTTTCCAATTGACCTTCCAATTGCGTAAATTAATTCTGTAGTTAACTGCACATCGTTGTCTTCCAGAACAGCATTGGCAACAGCAAAGTAACCAGCTACTTTATACCCGTCCATTTCCATATTGTTGAATCCAAGGTCTAACTCTTTTAACGGAGCAAACATTTCGTCCCAGAATGCTTCCGGAATTTCTCCCATAATATTCTGTCTTGATGTTCCTGCCACATGTTTCACTGTGACATATTTCATCAACTTCGAATTTTCCTGCACAACCTGCTTAATCAGTGGAAGCATTACATCTGGAATAATCAACCCCACATTTGCCAGTGCTCTCTTTTCTTTGATGCAGGTTCTTACTTCTGTTAATAAGCTTTTTAGATTTTCATCTGCAAAAAATGCATCTCTTTCCTGTCTGTCCAGTCCGAAAAATCTTGTTCTTGTCGCCATTTTATTTCCTCGCTTTCTTTCTTCTCCTTTTGGAGCTGGTGCCGGTGTCTTCTCTTCCTCTGCTTTCAGTTCCTCTTCAATCCCGGCGATCTCCTGTTCTAACTCTTTTTTACTGTTCTCATGCTGCTCTTTCTCTTCCTGGAACTCTGTTGCCTGTCGCTCTACAGCCTCCCGGTCTTCGTCTGATGTCTCCTCGTTCATCTCATTGATCGCATCTTCCAGCTCTTTTTCTCTTTTCTCAAAATCAGCATCTTTATCTCTTAAATCTTTAAGAGCCTTTGTCTTTACGTCCAGCTTATTTCTAAGCAATAATTTTCTTAATGCCATTACTTCTGTTCTCCTTTCAGCTTTTCAAGCATTTTTATTTTCCAAGCATCTACCTCTCTTTTTTTGATAGATCCATAGTCTTTTTTTCGTGCGCTCACTTCCGTCTCTTCATATGCTGGAAATGTACACACCGACACTTCATAGAGGATTACTTTCTTTATGGTCCAATGGACATCATTTTCTCTTTCCTCATATTCTTCTTTCACAATATCAAATCCGAAGCTGCACTGATCCACATCTCCTCGTTTGACACGCTCATACAGATTCATGGCGTCCTGGTCAGCCTCATTGATTTTCACTTCACCATACAAACCTTTTTCATCAATTCGTAGTGTAAGCGTTCCTGACTTTGTACGTCCCAGAACCAATCTTGTATCATGATCAATCAGACAGCGGATATCTGCGTCCAAGGTTTCGTCAAATGCATGTGGATCCACGCTTTCTGTTGCCCCGTCCCAGATTGTATAATCCGAATTGAACACAGCAAAATACCCACAAATATATTTTTCTCCCGAATCATCTCTTGTCTGAAATGTCTGCGGAATACCTCTGACCTGTCTTTTCCAGTTACTCACCCTTCTCCCCTCCTTCCAACTTTTTCTGATCTCCAATCATTCCCTGTGGAATATAGTTCTCCAGGATTACAAGTTCATCTAATCCTTCCAGTGGAGAATATCCAATGCTGTCACGAACTTCATTTCCTGTCACAATTCCTCTTGTATACAAATTCGCTCCCACATTACTCAGAGTTGTAATGTCATACGCATACAGACTTCTCGGATTCAGTTTCCAATACCAGTTCGGATTGACCAGTAATTTCTTTGTACATTCCTGTTCAAATACATTACTGAGCTGACGAATCCGTGTGGAAATAAAGTTGTTCCACTCTTTTTCATCAAAATTTCCAATTCCAACTACGAAAGACGGCACATCGAGAATAGATGCTACCGTCTTTTTGTCTAATGTCACTGAATCTGAAATTGCCAGATCATTAAGTGATAGTGGCTTTACAACCTCTACGTCAAATGTGTCTGCCGGAATTACCCACGGTTCTCCTGCTTCCGTATTTTCAACGTAACTCTTTAGTATTTCCTTTCGACCTTCCCTATTTGACAATTCATCAGACATAGAATCTACCTTCACAATTACGGAAGGCTTCCATTTTGATTCCATAAAACCTTTTTTCGTTGTCGATGCCTGTTTGAGTCCATTCGCCACATCTTTTAATACAGCTCTGTATCCACAACCCTTCCACGGATAAGTTGCATCTGGATTAATCACAAAATGAAGAAGCTCATCCGGATCATACACTTTTCCGTCCACATAAATCTGATAACCATAACCATTCGGTATAAATGAAAATCTCCCTGGAGGAATGATGTGTAAATCTTTTAAATATCCCTGCTGAGTCTCCGGATACACAACCGCGTTTCCATCTCCCTCCAGGAGAAGTCCGCGCATCAATGCACTCATAAATGTCTTTCTGGTCATATACTGATTTGGATTTATATCCATTTTCCTTGACAGCTCATTTTCAACTCTCTTGTCTCCATTTGCTGTATTTTCCATCAAATGTATTGTCATGCTGGATACCAGATTGCAGATCTTATTGACCGCTGAAATAATCTCCGGATTATCTGACAGTTTTGTGTATCCCTGACAACATAGTGTTTCAAATGCCTCATTGGAGCATAGCCATGATAATGTTGTCTTTGGCTCTGCTCTTGTCTGCTTCTTTTTCTTCTTTCCCATTTACTTCTCCTTATTTAAACCAACTTCCCTGCTTCTGCGCTTTTTCCTGATCTATCAGCATCTGCTTACATGCAATAACATCTGCATCGAACAGGTCAATACGGTATGCTGGTTTTACTTTTTCAAATCTTACGAATTCATCAGAATCCTCAATTGCCTTTACATTCTGCAGGCAATACTCAAATGCTTTATTATGAACGTAGTAAAAGCTCTTTTTCTTTAACTTTTTCTCAATCTCCCGAAAGGCTTCCGTCTTTTCCACATATCTCTGTGACTGGTCACGCATTTTAAACCCGGCTTTCTTCGCCTTCAGGACAAACTCCCTGGAATATCTTCTATCGTAACCTATCCATTTAATCTGGAATCCCATGTCACGCATCTGTGAGAACCACCTCAGAACGTCTTCGTACTCAATTGTGTCTGAATTACAAAGTGTAAGCCAGCCTTGCTCTTCCCACCAGAAAAATGGAATCTGGTCTTCTTCAGCTTTTAGATGAGCCGTCGTAATCGGAATAAATCCGTGAGAGATACAAATATCCACATCTTTGTATCTTCCATGTAACGCTCCACCAGTCAGATCATACATCTTTGACAAGTCCGCACCGCCATACCACTTGATAGGCAATTTTGCCAGTTCTTCAAGTGACCAATTATATTTTCCGTCAGACTCCTGTGCTTCAAATACATCAAAGTAAGTACTCAGTGCATTCGTATAAATATTTAAAGATTTGTTCAGGAATTCATTTCGACCGGTTGGATCGTTCTGAGCCTGTAATGCTTCGTTCAAAATATCATTCGGTCGGATTGTCACTCTGTAATTGGGATTTGCTTTCTCATGCTCAACCGGATTTGTATAATCGTCCGGATTATCTGCCATACAGATAAAGATGAAATACTCTTCGTCTTCCTTTGTTCCCCTCATGACTTCCTGGCAATACTTTAATCTCTGATAGCAGAACGTATTCATGTCAATTCCTGCTGTCGTAATACCAATCAATAATTTGTTGATATAAGCTTTCATTGCCTGTTTGTATACATAATACTCATTGGCATTTTTATATGCATGAAGCTCGTCTAGGATAATGAAATTGGCATTCAATCCATCAGCTCTTTTCGCATCTGCAGCTAACGCCTGCATTTTCATAGCACCGGCCTTTTCCCCATCTGCATCATAAAATGTCCGGCTTATTGAATGTTCCGCATTATTATTCAGTATCTTGAAGTTCTTTGCTTCTCCCATATACTCAACATTTTCACGGATATTATCAAAAGCCTCTAAAGCTCTGTCTAGCTTACTTGCGATAATATACAATACCGAATAATATTTTCTTTCTAACAAGGACATTGCCCAGGCAAGTGCTGACGCAAAAAATGTTTTACTGTTTTTTCTTGGTAAAAAAATGAACGCCTCTTTAAATCGGCGTTCGCTTGTCCCTTTATAATAAAATCCGGCCAGATTGTAACAAATAAATTTCTGCCACGGTTCCAGGAGAAAAGGTTCTCCTTTTTTCGGTCCTTTTACGTGCACGAATGTTGCTTCGATAATCTTGATCACAAAGTCTGCGTCTCTGGTCCGCATTTCATACTTTGGATTTTCCAAATCTCTAAAAAATCTCTTAGCAGCCAGGATTCTGTCTTCGTTCGCAATGATAGTTCCATCTATTATACCCTGTGCATATGCTTTTACTTCTTCACATAATTTTGACTTAGCCATTCATCAGAGCACCCAGAGCGGCATCCAGTTTCGAAACCTTCGGCTTCTCTTTCACCGATGTTTTTTCAAATACTCTCGGACTCAGGCACAGCATGTCCAAATATTTTGCTATGTCCGCTCTTAACTTTTCAACGGTAATAACCCCCGGTGTACGCATCACGTAATCCTCATCATTCAGCATCTTTTTGATACTTTCGCGCTCGGCTAAAAGTTCTGCACAAATCCGGATTGCTTCGTTGTACTCTTCCCTGTAAGTTCCCATATTTTTCATGGCTTCCGCCAGTTTTTTTTCAAACGTAGAAGCCTTCGTTGCACGTGCCATTTTACCGCCTCCTTTCCCTGATTTTGAAAATTTTCGAAAACCGCGCATTTGGAAACACCTACCCCCAACCAGTGGAAAGCCCATAAAAATTTTAAACTTTACCTGGGGGGATTTGTTTCTTTCGTCTTTCCTTTCTCCAATCCACGCCTGGAATTGTACGCTCCTGCAACATCTTTCCAAGCTCTGTCAGCTCTCCTGTCTGCCGGTTCTCCAATTTGTTGTGACCTTTCTGTGATACACTAATCAGATTCCAATCACACCATGCATACTGTGGATACTCGTCTGCCGGATAAATATGATGAACTGTGTTCGCCTCTTCATTCCCGCCATACATCTTTGCCACCTGACATTTATATCCGTCGAGTCTTAACATCTTCAATCTTTTCTTTTTCCATTTGACTCCGTGGTAATCAAACATCGCATACAAAATGGCAGTAATCAATTGACTGCTGCCATTATCTCCTTCTCTTTATTCATTATTCTCTTCCATTCTTCTTTTTATCAGAGCGTGATTAGGCCACGCTCTGATGTGTGAAATTCTAAGGAGTCCTTTGTGATTCGTCTGATCTCATCTTTTGGACGCTATCATATTAACACGAAATACTGTCCCGTGAGTGGTGATGTTTTTATATTTTTTTGGCTAGCAGCCAATAGAATTTTCTTCTGGTTCTGTAATACTTCTGATCTCCGCATGGCATACCTTTGGCATCTCTCAGATACCGATATGTAGCATAATCGCTTGTGACTCCTTCCAGGATCCACTGATATAACTCCGCATCTGTCTCAATGGCAGTCTGCTCAATGGTCTTGCATTTCTCTTCTAGTTCCACTCGTTTGATCGCTAACTGTTCTGTTGCGCTTCCTTGTGGTGGGCTTCCTTGCCCTTCCTTGCCATACTCAATTGCCTTGACAGTATCCGTGAGCGTGGCAAGCTCTCTTCTCCATTCCTGATACTGCATACAGTGATGCTTGAGTTCCAGGAATCTGTGCTTGGAGATATTATATTTCTTTTCATTGATCGGTCTTTCGTCTGGCATATACTCCTCCTACGCTATTCTCCGTGCTGCTGCCACAGTCGTTATACTCTTTTTTGGAATTTTTCAAGCATTCTTGCTTTCCAGCCTTCCGGTTGTTCTTCTGGCTGTTCCTGTTCTTCTCCATTGTATAAAAATGATTTTATTTCCCGTTTACACTCTCCGCAGTAACATCTGGCTTTTACCGCGTCTGCTTCAAATGTTGTTACAAATGTATCTGCTGTACCAAGTATACTTATGCACTCGGCTGTGATTGCCACTCTGTAGATGGTTCCGTCTACAATTGCTTTCCCGCAACGGTCACAATAATATGCTATCATTTTGTACCTCCTCGAAATATTTTTTTAATTATCTTTCATCCAATCATATAACTTTTCAATACATTCATCGCACAGGTCGTATTTTTCATCTAGCATTCCTCGTTCGCTTATTGTTGCAATTGCACTTACGATTCCATTCCTGGTTGCCTTTGTTTTACACTTTTCGTTCTTCTCGTATATTGCTCCACATCTATCGCATTTTTTTACTTTCATCTTTTACTCCTCCTCCCCTTATAGCTGTTAGCAAGTCTTCCACTCCCTGGACGTATCCGTCTTTATATTCTTTAGCCTCTTTTATTTTCTGGCTACACTTTCTCTCTGCTTCGTTTTGCAACTTATTTGCTCGTTCTTCTATCTGGTCATATTCTTTCTTGTCCATTGCAGCCTCCTAAATCTTATCTCCTATAAGCTTTTCTGTTAATTTCATGTATAAGTCTTTGTATATGTCTCTTTCTGCCGCGACTTTGATGGTTTCGTCTGTGTTTTCTGTCTGTGATAATTGTTTTTCTAATTCCTGCTGTTTATCAATCTCTTCCTTAATTCTGTTTCGAAGTTCATCATTTATTCTCTGTGCCTCACTCAGAGAATCTGTCAGCTCTTTCAGCTTTTCTGCCATAGTGTCGTCGCTTTCTGTGATTCCGAGTGAGATGGATAACCCCTTGTTAATTTTCTCTATTTCCTCGTCCGTACAGGTGCGTATGAATCCGTCAATTCTGTCTTTGCTGACACTCACAACCTGCTCGCATAGCGCCGTAGATGGTAGATGGCATTTTACTTTTGCGTGTGTTGGCAGTGATTCATTTGGCTTTTCTACCAGATATGCCACTTCTACCATGTTCTGGCTTTTGTTAATGTCGTTGTTCGACACGATAATCGCCGGTCTACCTGTGTCCTGATTTATTTTTTTGATGTAGAATATGTCTCCTCTATATATTTCCATTGTTTTTTTTGCTCCCTTCTCTGTATTTTTAATGGCTTGGAATGCTGTTGGGTCGTAATAACCGGCTCCATTTCTTTTTGCACTGTCCATATTCCCTCTCCTATTTTCCTGATCTGAGCATGTAGAACAGTAATTCTGTTATTGATCGTTTTCTTGGTCCTGGTGTGCAAGGAATTATTTTATGCAATCTCCACTCTCCAGCCATTGTTGCTTTTGTAAGTGGTGTAGGATTTTCAAATTCGTCCCACTCTTTTCTGCTTTCTGGAATCGCTACTATGATTCCGTAGTACCTAGATGATTCCGGGTTACATTCCCTGATGTGTTCTAAAAGCTTTCCTGAATTTCTGTCTGCGATTAAATCCTTGTAACACTCCATTGTTGTTACGATGTAATTTTGCTCACCAAGAAAATTCAGTCCGTTTCCGCTGTAGATATCTTCCCGGCAACTCTTAATTTCGTAACAGATGAATTGTCCTTTTTCGATTGCTCCTACGGAGCATTGGTTTGGTGGCATGAACTGCATGAAATCTACTCTTTTTACGTTCGTGCTTCCATAATCGATACTGACTTCTGATGCCCAGTATTTGCCTATTCCTTGTAATTTCTTTGTTATCAGCAGATTACTTAAAAAACTAGTTACCATTTTCCTGTTCATTTTCTACTCCTTATATGGTTCCGGCAATGGCATCCAGGCAACAATTGCTTTTGTCGTATGTTCATAGACTCCTTGAAAAATTCCATTTCCCAAATATCTCATTCCTATTACTTCTCCATTGTAAAAGCATATAATTACATCTGTGTTATCCTCAGGCAACCGCTCACTGCATGGAATCCATCTTGTCTCTTCTACTACATTTTCCGGGTAATACTGTGGTAGTCTGTCTATCTCATGCTCTATGTGGGTGTAGCATAACTTAACTATTTCCTTTTCTGTGCAGCCTTCGTAACACATTTCTTTTGTAACTTGCACGTCTTCTCTTAACGCATCAATTACCATGTCTTTTCTAAGATATCCCATTACTCTTTCTCCTTTCATAATATCCATCGCTGATTTCAAGAAAAATCGTTTCATTTTTACTATTTTTCGTTTCGTTTTACTATTTTTGCGTTTCATTTTAGATATTTTCGATTTGCTATAGTAATGATTCTGCATCAATCTCACGTTCTTTTATCCGCTTTCCTATGTCTTTAATCCATTTGTATTCTTCCGAGCACAAGCTCCGGTCTGGAATAGGATATCTGCATGGTTTCTTCGCGTTAGTGCATTCCCAACCATGGTCCGTTCTTTTTGCATATTTACAAGCCATTTCTGTCTCCTTTCCTTGATAGTACCTTTTTAAACGCTCCGGGGAGCTTAATGGTAGCATTTTGATAGCTCCGTGGTGTTTTTGTGGTATTTTCGTTCATTTTTGTTCATTTTCGGGGTAATTTGCCTTTGTTTCCCTGTATGTCCCTATATAAGCGGGGTTCTCCAAAGCACCCCGGAAATGTTATTGTTGCTCTACTATGTTATTTTCCGATTGCGTCCTGAAGCGCTTTATCTAAGCAATCAGATATGGCTGGTGCTTTCTTTTCTGATGCTTCAAGCATTTCTGCTGTAACCTTCCGTATACCGCCTCGTTCATGATTCTGTAAGTCGTCGTCATGTTCCTTTTCCTCGCATTCTATAACTGCAAAATGAAAGTCGCATTCGTTACATACTACGGTTCCGTCTCCGTAGTATGCGTTTATTCCCAACGCCTCTCCGCATATCGGGCAATAGTCTATTCTGCTATTGTCGGCAATTCCACATATATATCCTTGCATCTTTTTTCTCCTTTCTTAACTTGGTTTTTCTTTCATTGGTTTGCCTTTTTCGTAGACGGTGCAATTATCTGCCGTGCAGTAATGACTTCTGGAAAATTTATGGAATGCTCCGTAATTACAGAAGCTGACGGGATATCTTGCACGCCATTTACAGGTCTTGCATTTTTTTCTGTCACCGTTTGAGCCTTTTGGTTTTTCTTTTGGTTTTGGCTTTGGTTCCCGTGGTTTTCTCTGTGTTGGGTCTCCACCCTCTCTTCGAATTCCGACTAATCCGTCTGCCGTAATTCTATATTGTACCTGCGTTTGGGTAAGTCCCATCTTTTCTGCTATCTTTCTATTGGTCAGCCCCTGTTCTACTAGGGATCTCAGCAAGTCTTTATCATATTCTTTCATGCAGCCATCTCCTTTCTCGCTTTCCGGAATAACTTGGCTTTCTCAGCATGGTACCGGATCAGTTCCTCAACTGCTTCCATCTGCGCTTCTTCTACCTGGTGTTGTTCATAGATTTTCAAATCTATGCCCCACTCTTCACCGCCCTCGTAGAGTATCCATCTGTAATTCTGGTACACGATATAAGCTATCTTCTTTTCGCCCTCTACGAGATCTATTTTGTTCATACTACCTCGAATCCATTTCACAGCATCGCCTCCATATCCTCTGCACGACTCTCCCAGATATTTGCCTTTTCCTTGCAGTAGTCTATAATGGTCTCGACTGCTGCCATCTCTACTGGTTCAATATCCAGCTTTCCAAATCCTTCCATGGAATCCAGATAGACATATTCACTCCCTCCTGTATACCTATAATACAATTTCCAGTTCAAAGCTCTCTCGTCCCAGAGCAATATTGCAATTACTTCATCCTCTTCTTCATCATGTAATTCAAGACGTTCGTCCGATTTAATGGTCCACATTTCTTTCTGCGCCTCCTTGCTACAATCATCTTGTTCCTGTCGTCGATATAATAATCTGCATAGACCTTCCGACAGTTGTTCTTATATTTGTTCTTATTTTCTGGAATATTGTCATTGACTGCATCAAACTCCAATCCATTCGCCCTGCAGTATATGACTGCTTCCTGCAATAGGTCTCCCTCCCTGCATGTCCAGAGTATAATTTTATCTCCGGACTGCTGCCGTTTAATCAGGAACTGGAATAGTTCTGTGTTTGGCTCTCCTAGCTTCGGATATTCTGCTGTATTTAACGTGCCGTCGAAATCTACGGCATACACCTCATTCATTCCTTCTCCCTCCTATGTCATCATTTTTCTGAGATACCATCTTTTTAGTTCTTTTTCGTCTTCTATCTGCTTCTCTACAAGATCAATCTCTTTTTGTATTTTTTTCATCGTTTCCACTACATACTGTTGTTCTTTTTCATCTTCGTGCCATATTACTGTGAAATTTTTCAAAGCCTGAAACTGCAGGTTTATGGTTGTCCTGTACCTTCTTAAGAATTTTGGAAAGCTCCTGGCGATTGCGATATACATGTAATCCGTGTTCATTTCTGTGATTGGCTCCATTACTGCATATCTATTGTCGATTACCCCTGCTTCTTTTATTTGTCCTACGAACTCATCTACAGCACTTAATTTTATGTAGCAGGTCCCAGCCTTGTATATTTTCCCCGCTTCCGCTCTTTCTATATTGCACAGCTCTGTTATTAGCACTTCTTTACAATGCATCTGCAAATATATCACCCAGTTCCATTTGTTCCGTAAGCTCTTTTTTTGTCCGCTTCGGTCTTATAATATTTCTATGTTTTTTTATATGTATCATGTCTTCCTCGCTCCCTGTTAAATCCCCCAGCATTTCATATAGCGCTTTGCGCGTTTTTTCTTCTTCGCTGTCAATTTCTTTTAGGTTATTCAGTATCGTTTCAATATCCGGAAGTTGTTCTTCCTCAAAAGAATCCACGTATCGCGGAATATTTAGGTTGTAATCATTCTTCTGGACTTCTTTATATTCGGCTACATGAGCGTATTTATCTATGTCTTTTCTTTTTTTGAACGCCTCTACTATCTTCGTTACCTGACCATCTGCCATATCATTTTGTGCTGTTTTTTTTACAAATTCCTTACTTGCATCTATGAATAAAATATCTGGTGATTCCTTTTCTATAATCACCAAGCAGACTGGGATGTTTGTGTTTAGAAATAATTTGTCCGGCAAACCAATTACTGCGCTGATCAGCTTGTTCTTTATCAGATATTCCCTTATCTTCCCTTCTCCGGCTCCACGAAAAAGTACACCATGTGGCAAGATTGCAATCAATCTTCCTTTCATGTGTTCAATGCCTCTTAGCAAGAATCCATAATCTGCCTTGGCTTTTGGTATCGTAAATCCTATTATTTTAAATTCTTCTGCATCTGGGAATTTCATGGAATACGGTGGGTTCATGATTACATTGTCGTACATTCCCATCTCTCTTTTTTCTGTCTTTTTGGGGATGCTTATATCTCCTACCTGTTTTACGGCGTATGTTTCCCACGCCGCGTTTCTCAGGCAATCTGCATGGCTTATATTTCCTTCTAATCCATTTACACAAGCATCCAATAGCGCAAAAGGTATTGTCCTTGTGCTATACTCATACTCTTCCACCTGTGTTCCGTGTTCTTTCGCTACTGCCTTGCTCAGCACTCCTGTTCCTGAACACATATCAATGCAGCTCCCTTTTTCTGTTAATTTTGCTACCAAATTGCAAATGCAATCCGGTGTGAAGTCTTGCTTTAATTCTTTTCTGTCTCCCTGTTCTTCTTGGAACGTGTCTCGGATATCTATATCTTCATTCTTTATTTTTCTTATAATGTCTTCTGCTTGATCGGATAATAACGTGTCCATGATTATTTCTGGCAACTTATAGCTTTCTTGTACTCCGAATATTTCTTTTAGTCCTATGTTACTTGCTCCTTTCTCCTCCGGCTCCACCGGCCGGAGGGAATCTATGGTTAATAGTGACTGTGATACACTATTGGTGCTGTAGTTTTCTTACTCTTTCTACCGGTAATACGACAAATACTCCCGTGTCTTCCAGGTATACTGTGACTGTATCTGCCAGATGTTCTTTCTTGAACACGATTCCCAGCCTCTCTTTCTCTTCTCCCATCGGAATGCACTTCACATATTCACCCTTATAGAAATCTCGGGAGCTTTTGTCTTTCCTAAGGCTATAGGTAGTTTTTATAGGCAATTCTCATCCACTCCTCTCTGGTATGATCCTGTTCATAAGCTTCCTGTAGATAGGCGCATAACCTTTCACGGGTTGCACGGCAATTATGTACAGCGTCTTTGCCTTCCTTGTGGTGTCTCCGGCACAAATATACTTTTAAACCATTCTCTTCGCTTCTGGTGCGTCCTCCGCCTCCAAATACTACATGGTGGCATTCTGTGTACTGATAATTCCAGTTGCCTTCTTCTTTGGCACACAGGTAGCAAATACCGGGGTATGTTTCTACGATTGGCGCCGGGTGGTGTTTTCGTTTCTTTTTTTTCTGTGGTTTGGGATACATCAATTCACACATTGCTCTACGCATTCAATCTCCTCTCCGTTCTTGTCCACTTCTGCCTCGAACAATTCTGTCCAGAATTCCTCTTTTCCCAGTGCTGCAAAACTTACACCTCGCATGGAACGCATTTTCTTATCCATAACTTTCGCCATATATTCTGCAGCTTCCTGCGCTGGTATTGATGCCATGTATAATCTTCTCGTGGCGTAAGCCCTTTTGATTTCTTCCTCTTCCGTAATCTCTTCCGGCACTTCCGTGTTATCCGGACAATATTCCGGAAAATCCTTCGTGATTTCGGTCTGTCCCGGAATCTGTTCTTCCGGTTCTTTTTTGTCTTCCTGTGCAGGCTCTTTCGGCGGTTCTTTTTTTACTTCCGATTTCTTCGGAGCTTCTGTCTTTACTGAAGCTGGCGCCTTTTTCTCCGGTTTCTTTTCCGGTATTTTTTCTTGTGTTTCCGGGTATAACGATTCGCCATAGACTCTCTTATACAAGTCGCCCGCTGCCATCTTCAGGTCTTCCGGATACTCCGGGAGGAACAATTTTTCAAATCCTTTGGTAAAATCCATGTAATCATATTCCTGATATTCTCCACGATTCCGATACGGCATAACCTTTATAGCATGTTCAGTCATCATGATATTGGCATATTCTAAGCGAATCATTTTGAATTTTGTCGGGTTTAAGATGGCCAGAAGTTCTCTGGCTATGTCTGATCCATCCGGATCCTTGCGCTCCCAGTCGAGAAGCTTTTGAAATGCTTCTTTTCCATCCTTGAAATACTCTCTTGCTAATTCCACCATCCAGTCTGTTTCCTGCGGTTCTTCCTGTGCGATGTCGCACAGCTCCATCTGATCATCATAATGTGCTTCTGTTTCCCGGATAATCCCTTTTGCCTCCCGGATGTCCTTGACCGTGGCTTCTGTTGGTATAGCTTCCTGGATTTCTTCCGGAAGTCCCAACATCTCCGTGAGCTTACTGCTGCCATAGCCTCTCCATTTGTCATCGATCTGCGGTGAGAATCCTCCGATACTGTATTTTGTGTTGATGTCCATGAAGCGGCTTGCCGTGGAACGCCCTATTCCAAATGTGTCCTTGGCATATTCCCAAATATTCCTATAGCCTGCCTGCTTATACAGCTCGTCCTGTTCTGTCTTTTTTAGATAGAATCCCACCGATATAAAGCTCTCTGCTATATCGTTTAATAGTGCTTTTATGATTATCGTCATCTCGTCCAATGACTCGGTTACTCTTATTTCATCCATATTATCCCGCCTTTCTCATTTGAATCCGCTTTTTGAATGTATTCATAAACTTTTTTACATCTTCTTCCGGATCTTTATTGTACTTCCCACGCACCTGGATTACTTCTCCCTCTCTGACCTCGACCGTGTAATAACTCTCTTCTGGTTCTTCCTTTTTTCGTATGAACAGAATACAAGTTTCTCCAGATACCATTCTGTCTATATAAGTCGCTACACAATGGTGCTGGTTCTGCCCTTCCTGCCTGATTTCTCTTACTCTTTTTGGTAATCTCATCAACAGGTCATCCGTCTCCATTTCGTAGGCTTTCCATCCACGCCTTTTTATCATCTCTCTTAGCGTTCCGTCCTTTTGGTCGTCTTTCTTTCCCTGCAATTCTATTTCTCTTTCTTCCTGCTCTTGCACGAGCTGATCATGACGTTCTTTTAAGTTCTTTGGGTATAATACGTATGGGTCGTCCATGTTGTATCCCAAGATTGCGGCCATCTGTAGATAATCGTCATAATCCGTGACTGTCTGTCTATCCCCGTCATTCCATTTTCTTGTGGTATTTTCCCGGATATATCTAAGCATCTTATGTGGTGTTGTATGCCTCATGTATATTGCAAAATCCCTGCCGTATTTAGACATTTCCTGAACCTGTTCCCATGTTACCCGGATTCCTGCCTGCTGGCAGTTATACAGTGCACTATATTCTCTCATGTACGGGTCTTTCTTTTTGATGAGATTGTAGTATTCGCCTTGAAGTTCCAGCACTTCTCTTAATTTCTTTTCTCTCAAGGAAAGTAGTTCATGATTTCCTCTGTTAATGCAGTCTGCAGTCATATTGTAATATCCTGCTTTTACCAGTTTTTCGATTCCCTGATATTCCTTTGCCATATCTATGTAATTCTGTTGGTAAAATGGAATATTCTGGCGGGCAAATTCCGGTAATCCTGAGTATTCCAGTTTACTTCCCTTTAACACTCGTTTTAGATTTCGCGAATACAGTACCGCCCTATTTTCTACCTTTCTTTCTCCTTGCCAATAATATCCAGTAAATTCATATCCGTTACACCAGCGCACCTTATTCGTGGTCTTGTATCTGTGATAAGAATAAATGTCACGTCTATACCATAAGTCATTGTATGTGATCCTTATACTTTCGTAGATGTTAAATTCTGTTCTTTCCCCTTCGTATATCCGCTGATATACGTCGAAGTATCTGAACACAAATCCGGCCGGAGTTTTCTGAATCAATGCAGCGCTTGATTTATCCGTAATGTTCGGGCTTTTTTTATAAGTTTTGTAGATAACTTTTCTCTTGCAGTATTTACATTTTCCTTCCTGTCCGTACTTATGGCCGGACAATTCCTGCGTCTTTCCACAACAGGTGCATCGTCCTATTTTCTTTCCTGATTCATAATACATATATTGCGGTACTGCATCTTTTTTCGCCCATTCTTCAAAATCTTTCGGAATCCCTGGAATGATTGCCATCTCGTCATCAATCCGATCCGTTTCCTTCCGATGCTTTTCATACTGCTGCCACCCAAGGATTGCACTATGTGGACTCTCTTCACCATTCTTTGTAAAATCTCTTATAGTTTTACGGTCTTTTTCTGTGATCCAGTATGTCTGATACGCCGCGCTCTCGCCGTCGTTGTGGCTCACTCCAAATTGCAGGTTCTCAATGGTGGCTGTACGCCACTTTCCTTCAATCGTTTCGTATGTATCGTATTTTCCATCATGCAAAAATATCCGGAATGCTGGGTGAGATATTTTTAGTCGCAAATCTCTGTAGTAAAATACATCGACTTCCAATATTCCTTGTGTTTTTCTGGCTCTGTAGAATTTTCTGTATTTCGGTCCGGTGACTGATGGGCGTTGATAACGATCATACTCCTCTTCGAGCCATGCTTTTTCGTACATTTCTTTTGTGGCTTTCATAGCTGGAAGCTTTAATAATTCGCTCTTTTTCATACTTACGCCTCCAGGAAGTAAACTCTTGCCCACTCAAATACTGTCATGTCTGCCACATAGTGCTTTCCAGTATCCTTCTGGATCTTTTTGCACTTGTCCTCAATCAATTCCATGCATTCGTCCACGGATCTTGTGCGGCGTCGCACACACACCGCAAAGTGCTCGTCTATGCACTGGCTTTTTAAGTAGTCCAAGATCGGCTCGACCGGAATCTGATTATTTTTGTATCCTGCCGCCTCAATGTCCAACTTTCCAATGGCTGCATTCATACAGTCTGTCAATTCCGTCGAGCGCCCTTCAATTAGATCCTGCGCAAAGACTTCCGGGATTCCGTTCTCTTCTGCCAGTTCCAGAATTCTCTCACCGTCTCCTTCCTGTAATAATCCCGCTGCACACGCATTGATTTCTTCTATGGAGTCCATATTTCCGAAAATATCATACATTTTTCTCTCTCCTTTTCATTTCGCTCTCCAACCATTCACTGTAAGCATGATGGCCGCTCTCAATTTCAAGCTCATGTCCTTTTTCTGCTATTATTTTCCATAGCTCTTCCCATAACTCTGCGTGCTTGATCGGCTCTCCCCTGGCATTCAAATAGTTATTGCCCGCCCATTTCTCTAACTGGGTGCCGAGCATGTTCAGGACGAAACGGTCTTCTGTGTGGATATACACTTCACAGCTCTGATTAAGCCTGTCCAGTGCGTCAGACAGTGACCTTAATGTTGCCTCGTGATACGTACCGAATATATGCCCGAATCCGTTTACAGTTTTTTCCTCGCCGTTTTTGATGCAAGCGACCACGTAACCGTGCCACCTTTCGTCTTTACTAAGGCTGGCAGTACTTTGGGCAAGATAAATATCTACTTTGTACATGCCTGTTCCTCCAGTTCTCTCACCTTGTCTCTTGTAAGCTCTGTTGCGACTAAAATAGCGTGATTTGCAAACTCTTCACACGGTTCAAACTTTAAAATGTCCGGATTTCCTTCCAGCTCAATCTTCTTGTTGTATACATTGCAATATTCTTCTACACGATAGCGGTCCACCATGTATTTTTTTCTTTCCGTATCTGCTTCGATGCGGTCTCTCATGACCATGACCGCTTTCGCAATTGCCATATCTGTTAAAGCTCTGGTGTCCAGCACCGGCTCCATGCCATGTTCCTTGTTCCAGGCGTTATACACGCGCCCAAACTCTTTCAAAAGCGTCTCATTCACTTCAACTTTCACTTTAAATCCTCCTGTGAATCCTTATTAATGTGTAATATCTGTATTTACACTTGGTTATTGGGTTTGTTCCCTCGTGGAAACTATCCCGGTCTATGTAGTATCTTTCCTTTTCTTTTGGCTCTTTTCTCCAGTAGGCGAGCTTTTTGACTTTTGGCTCTTCGACTGGAAGGTTCTTGGAAGCTGAGTAACTTGCTTCACTTAGACTCTCATTGTATCTGGCACACGTCTCCGGTGTCTTGCACATGTAACCTGCAAGGTCTGCGAAGTCTCCGTTCTCATATAGGTGCTTGAATGTTGCGCTTCCATGTGGCCATGCTTTTTTGATAAGGATATCCGCACCTTCGATACGATTGATCACCACATGGACGTGCCAGTTCCCTCTTAAACCCTTTTCTATGTTCCTGATCCATCGAAGTTCTGCACCTCTTTTTCTGAATTCCTTCCGAAGCTTTTCGTACCATGTCTTGAATTGAGCCTTTGCTGTCTTCATGTCCGGAGGACGTTCTTCTTTCTTGTAAGTCAGCAAGACAAGGTAGTCATTTTCATGGAACCATGTCTTGAGTTTATGCCTTACCTTTCTCTCCCTGTTCCATTGATTCCTTTTTGCAATCTCTTCCTTGGTGGCTTTCTTTTTCTTTTCCCTCTTCTCTCCAGGAGCTCCATACCTACCATCCAGATACTCATATACCTCTATACTGTTTTTAAAAACATAGGTTAATCTCTTATATCTTTTTTTCATAACTGTGATGCCAATATTAATATTCTTAACAAGTCCGAAAAGAGGGTGTGAAAACCCTTATTTTCTTGACTTTCTCCACCCTCACAGCTATAATATCCGTAGGGTTATCTTTTGCGGACATCGAATCTGTGAAAGTTGGATTGGGACTTGTTTTGGCAAGTTCCTTTTCTTTTTTTATTTTGCATGTCTAGTCACCTTATTAACTATGTAGGCTACTGTTACAATGACCAGTCCGGCTACAATTCTTGTGGCTCCCGGAAGCAATGCCGGACTACTGTTGGTCATGCGGCTTACGCCTATCCAGGTGGCTGCCATTCCGATGACTCCGACCGTCTCCGTGACTGCTCTTACCGTCTTACAGATCAATATCTTTCGTTTGTGCGCTCTTATCCTTTCCATCACATCACACCTACTTTCTGCTTCCTTGCTTTTTGCTGGAGCTTGATGTCTTTTTGCCTCCAATCCTCCAAGCCTTCTGTGTCGTAAAAGAATTTGCTATTTTGCACAGCAGGATCATCCTGCCACGCGAACGTCTGGCCTGGCGATACAAACGCTCTGATCAAATATTTCTCGGTAAATCCCATCTTCATCAGTTCGGAACGGGACATTATTTTTTTTGGATATTTCATCTTCCTTACCTCCTTATGCTGTCTTATCTTCTTTCTCTTCCCGTCTTCCCAGCTCGTCCCTTCGTCTCAGAAGATTTGCGTTGTCTCTCAGGAGGGCCAGGCTCTCCTTGTCTAGATACTTTAAATCTCCCATGATGTCTCTAATCTGTTTTTTCTTTTCTTCTTTCATTACTTCGCTTCCTTTCTATTGACTTTTCTTTTTCACTTTCCTATCCTATTGTTACAGGCACTGCCATGCCGAGTTTTTTACAAGGAGAAAAAATATGAAATTAAATCCTGATTTGATTTTTAAAATTTTTGATACTGTCATCGTAAGGCTCTCTGGAATTCAGCAAATCGGTTTTTCAACGCTTTTAAAATCTTTTCTTAATCCAATTGTATCTATAGTAATAGGTATTTTAACTGTATGGATCAGTCGAAAATCACATCACTCACCCACTGCACGCGAAAGACTTGATAAGGTATATCACCCGCTTTTTATAGCAATCGAGCCGTTTTTGTATAAAGATGGTCTTGCTTACAATGACGTTGTTCCTTTTTTGACGGTATATCATACTATTGAAAAAGAATATTCCCTTCTCATCACGCCCTCGTTTCGTCAGGAAATTGATACTCTTGAAAAAGCAGGAGATCCTTGTTTTTCAACCGATAAAAATGGGTATAATCATTGGTTTCAAATTTGCAAACGTATTTCGAAAGAATATGATAAATTATGCCGACAGTCATATCTCCCGATTCGGAGCATTTCTTACCGGTTTTATTACAAGCAATACAGTTCTAAAATTTCTATGATATTTGCTTTTATCTGGTTGCAATTGCCCGCTATCATAATCTTCACTTTAATACTTGGAGTTATCTCTCCGATTATTTTGTTTATATCGTATTGCCTGTTTTTTATCTTTTTACTTTATGTTCTCATTAATGAATTGTAGTATTGCAATCAGGTCAATCAATAAAATAGGGACTATATCTTCGGGGTGCATGCAAATTGTGTATCCCGTAATTATTATTATGACTATTGCTAACAATACGCCCGCTATCATTACCTCCATCTTTCTCACCTCCGTGTTCGTTCACTGTACTTTTATTGTTCCTTGCAAAAACATAATAATTCATTTACCAAACTTTTGTCAACTCTTTTTTGTTCATTTAATGAACTTTTTGTGTTGCATTTCATTTTTTTGTGTGCTATAGTGGATTTAATGAAAGCGAGGTGAGTTCATTGACACAGGGTGAGCGTGTTCGATTTATAAGAAAAAGTAGTGAAGTTAATTTGACTCTTGAGAAATTTGGAGAGCGTATAGGTCTTAGAAAAAGCTCTTTAAGTCAAATTGAAAATAATATCAATTCTCTTACAGATTCAAATATTAAAGCAATCTGCCGTGAATTCCGGGTAAATGAGTCCTGGCTTCGAAACGGAGAAGGTGAACCATTCAAATCATTCCCGGAAGAAGACGAGACTTCAGCTTATGTTTCTGAATTATTGGAAGATGATAATAATCCACTTTATGGTCTTATCGTTGAGATAGTGAAGACATATGTAGAGTTGTCCCCTACATCGCAGGTCGTAATAAAGGATTTTGCCAAGAAGTTGCGAGAGAATATAAAAGGGAAAGCTTCCGCTTCCCCTTCTGATAGTGAAGATGAAAGGGATTAGAATTTCCCTTTCCGTTCTAAATGTCTTTTTATAATGGTGTAAATCTGAATCAGGAACTTTGTGTCCGAATCATCAATTTTATGTACCATTTCAATAATCAGATCTTTAGAGACTTTCACGTATCACCACCTCCAACACATTTTTCTACAAATTTACATGATTCTCAAATTTTTCGTCGGATTTGGTTGTCTTTATGATAGCATACTTCGTATCATAAGAAAAGCATAAGCCGAACATTTGTTTGATTAATTTGTAGGTTTCTATATATACAGACACATGAGTTATAGGAAACTGTTGGAAATATCGGAAATCGTCCCAGATGTGGGACACTTATTGAATATCGGATTTGAAAAGGTCCGTAACTTTCAGATGAAGACCTTTTGCAAGCTGCTCCACAGTATCTAAGGTTGGAGATACTTGTCCATTAACGATTCTATTTATTGTGGATTTGGACACTCCAGTCATGATAGATACCTGGCGCACAGAAAGATTTTTGTCATACATAATTTGTCCCAGTAATACTTTCATAATTGTATTATATATGATAGGCCTTAATAAGTATCATGGGAATTATTGGTATATTCGCCCATGGCGTTTATATATATAAACTTACTTAAACTTCTAGGAAAGAGGGGTACTTTATGAAAAGAAAAATTGTAGCACTGATGCTGGTTGCTATGACGGCGATCAATGTAACTGCTTGTGGAAATTCATCTGATTCTAGTGCAGAAAAAGAATCTGCAACAACAGAAGCGCAAGGTGCTAATGTCGAGAAAGAAGCTCCCGCAAAAGATCTTCCAGATGGTGATTATCAGGATACAGGGGTTGGAACAATGTACCTGTCTACAGCTGGCGGTACTTCCGAAGATGGAAATATTCCAGTAGTATATTCCGGATCCGATGATGTTCTTATACAGATCGGTGTATCCACCGAAGGATTTGACGGTTCTAAACTATCCTACATATATGTAGATGGTTTATTGAATTCTAAAGAGCAGTTGAGTGATGGCCAGACTAGTATTGATCTTACAGATGATGATCTTTCCGTTGGCACGCATAAGGTCGAAGTGCTTCAATATAACAACGATGATGCTTCTTCAGATATTGTTACTTACAAATCCGCTTCTTATGAAGTGAAAGCTAAATAATAAAAACCGCCCTTGCGCTGGCAAGGACGGCTGATAAATACTATACAGTGTCGACTGTACAATACTCTGTGGCAAGAATATTGTACCACAAATCCTCGGCACCGTATAGGTGTTATTTTTATACCCATTTTTAGGAGGATTGGTTATGGCAAGTAAGAAATACAGCTGTGGAGCTGACGGGTATTATCAGACTAAGGTCTGGGATGGGACGTATAATGCTGATGGGAGTAAACATAGGATCACGCTCCGGAGTTCCAAAAGCAGTCGTGACTTGGAGCGACAGGTTGCAGCTATGAAAGCTCAGATTGAATCTAGAAACTATGTGAGAAATACAGATATATTGTTTATAGATTACTGTAGGAACTGGCTGAATGTGTATAAGTCCAGGCGCTCCAATAATACCAAGCGCATGTATGAGAATATTATTGAAAAGCACTTCACGGCTCTTAATGCGCTAAAGTTAAAAGATGTGGAACGTATTCACATCGAAACTTTATTATCGAATGCAAAGGATAAGAGACGTACTCAGCAGCAGATTTTGTTGACCTTTTCTGCGGTCCTGAAATCTGCAGTGTCTGACAAGCTCCTTGCTGCTAATGTGGCTGATGATATTCTCAGGAATACCGACAAGATAAAATATAAGCCGAGTGAAAAGCGTCCTCTGACACCAGACGAAAAGAAAGCCGTCTTTAGCGCGACTTATAAATATGATTCTGATCAGGCTTATGTGTATCTGATATATGGATGTGGATTGAGACGTGAGGAGTGCGTAGCACTTACGATATTTGATTTTAATTTCAAAAAGCGTGAGATTTCCGTCAGCAAAGCCTATGAGTATATTACAAATACTCCCGGTGTTAAGGATCCGAAGAGCTCTAATGGAATCCGTACCATTCCGATACCTTCCAAAATCCTCCCCGTGGTTCAGAGCTATGTAGATAGCGTTAAGCATTCCGGACGGACTCAGCTATTTGTGACCATGCGAGATAAGAAGCCTCTTACCAAAAGCGCTTATGATAAAATGTGGAAGAGAATTGTGGAATCGATGCAGGCTGCGTGTAAAGAGGAGATCGTTGGGTTGACCGGACATGTATTCCGGCATAATTACTGTTCATCTTTATGCTATCAGATCCCTCGTGTATCCATCAAAAGGATTGCACAGCTCCTTGGGGATACAGAGGCTATGGTTATGAATGTGTATTCGCATATTCTTGCAGAGCGAGAAGATGTAGAGGGAGCTGTGAATGATGCGATTAATTTTTAAGAGTGTGAGTTTTTTTATCTCACACTCTTTTTTTTCTGAGACACTTCTGAGACATCTCGTTTTTCTGAGGCACTTTTGAGACATCTACTTTGTATTATTTTTTCCTACTTTGACCTATTCGCAAAACGCGAAGAATCCCCGCAAACCCTTGAAATCATTGGGTTTACGGGGATTCCGTTTAGTGAGCGTGCGGGGATTCGAACCCCGGACAACTTGATTAAAAGTCAAGTGCTCT